GGGCTACTTGTACCTGTTACTTGTCTTATAGTTCATTTCTGAACGTCACACGCAATGTCTTTATTGGATATTTCCTAAAGCGGTTACGTCATATCCCTATGCGCAACTTTTAGGAGAGGACGTGTTTTCACGACTTTCTATTGCAGACACGACAAGGACAGTTCCTTTGCATATTTCAGATCATGCACACGTAGTACGAATTGAGAGTTTCTCTCTTTTGCATATCTATCACTAAATATGCAACGCAACACACAAGAACTATCGTTCAAGTGAATTACGCTCATTCCCACGTTCCATGCAGGTTGACACCCTTCTTCACATGGTTGTTACATGGTTATTATTACGTAATCCAAAAAAATATCAATACCTAAAATAAAAAAATGGGAGCGTTACGCTCCCTACAGCTAATAAAAATAGTTTACTAATTCAAATTAAATATTAAGCAGCTTTTTTATAAGCAACAGTACAATACATATCATCATTGGCAACGCATCTATACTATTTATATATACCTTATTTTGTTCTATTTCTTTAGGTATCAATAAATCATCAACAGGTTGAATGGATCTAAGTTCCACGGACTTTTGCAATTCTTGTTCTGCCTTTTCTTTTTTCTCCTGTTGGATGCGTGCTTCTTGATCATAGATTGCCTGTACACCATCATACATAAAAAAACCTACGAACGATAATCCGTAGGAATCGGGAATGTGGTAACTATCACTAGGGTTTAGCCTGTATAGTCTCCACATATAACCGCCAAACGAGCTCATGGACACGTCAATCGAACCGTCCTCATAACAATGTTCGACAACTCCAATATGACCGCACAACCGTCCATATGAGTCTGTGATACCACCTGAGTAAATAATGCAACTTCCAACCTTTGGGGATGGAATCTGTTTCATCTCAGGACGACTCGCCCACATGATTGCATTACCGCCATAAAATGTAACAGGATCGTTACATATCTCTGCTAGTCTTCCCCATGCGTAACAAGTACAGTTTGGTAGTCCATATCCTCTTTGATAATAGGGATTGGCATTAGAGTACCAATCCCCTAGATTTTCTTCATT